CAATGAGAGGAATTTTAAGTGGTTTAGCTTGTTTCTTTGGAATGCACGACTGGTCTTACGCTGACCAGTTCTACGGACAAGATAAGGATTGGTTTATATGGCGTTGTGACAACTGCGGAAAGTGTGAACTGGAATGACAGAGCTAACAGAAGAACAAGTCATTGAAAAGATTAAGAACCCTGAAGCGTTAAATGACGCACGTGAGATTGATGATATGTTGTTTTGGGTAGACAGCTGGAAGACTCACAGTGAAGAAGAGCTGCACGAAATTGATTATCGGGTATCGGTTAAAAAGCTTGAACTGATTGAACAGCATAAAAGCGTAGCCAAAGCAGAAGCATTTTTGGAAGTAGAAGAGGTTTACCGAGAGCAACAACGACTAGAAATGCGCATTAAGCAATTAGCAGCTTTTAAAACTAATTTAAAACGCCGATTTGAAGTGTTGTTATTAGGAAGATTAAATAATTATGGCTCGTCATCTAACCGCAGAACACCGTAAAAAATTAAGTATTGCTCATATAGGTAAGAATATCGGGCGCAAACACGGATTATGGACGGAAACCCCCGCTTACACTAGCTTACACTCTTGGGTGGTGCGTAGATTAGGAAAGCCTAAAATATGTTATCACTGTAAGTCTAAGACCAAGAAAAGATATGAATGGGCGAATATTGACCATAAGTACCGCCGAGATGTTAGGGATTGGATTAGGTTATGTACTTCTTGTCACCGCCAATATGACTATGCGAATGGATTATCTAAAAAAGGACCAAATAAATTAAAAAAGCAAAAAACTATGACACTAAAAGACCAAGTACTCCACGTATTACTAAACTACCCCGAAACAAGAAATAGCGATATTACTTTGACTCTGAGAATCTGGCTAATTTATTACCCAGAACACATTACTAAGGTAGAGGGCAAGAACTTCGTTCGCCTTAGTAAAATCTTTGAACTCCCGCGCGAAGATAACGTAAAGCGTATTAGAGCAAAGATTCAGAACGAAGAACACCGTTACTTGCCAACTGACCCACAAATTATTAAGCGCCGTAAAATTAAAGAGCAAGAGTGGCGCACTGACTTAGGATATTCAAGATGAAAAAATCAAAACCAGTTATTTGTAAAAGTTGTTATGATAAAGGCTTTTATACAGTTTTCCAGGGTTCTTATGCTCTTGGAGATTTCCCAGGAGATAAAAATTACTTTGAAGCTCCTACAATTCAGAAACGTAAATGTAGTGTATGTAATGGTAGACCACGAACCTATGCTCGGAAGCAATTGAAATTGATGTTAATTGGTATACGCAATGGTGCATTCATAACTCCTACACTAGAAAAAATAATGCAATGGATTGAAACCAATGGTAAGAAACAAACAAAAACTTCCCCCGCACCAGCGAATGAAAAACCGCCTCGCTAAACAACCTTTCTGCTGGTTCTGCGAAAAAAGAATGAACTGCGATTATGGAAAAAACAATCCACTCCAAGCCACCATAGACCACCTTACTCCTCTCTCAAGAGGAGGGGGGAATGGTCAGAAAAATAAAGTATTAGCCTGTCGGCGTTGCAACTCTCTTAAAGGGTCGCTCACTGAAGAGGAATTTCGAGAAGCTATGAAATTACCAAGTTTCCAAGGAAAGCATAAAGGATTCACGTCGCAAGTGAAGAAGATTTATCCGCTCTCTAATGTGAGATTAACGGCTAATGAAAAGCGCAGACGTAAAGAGGCTGAGAAAATTAGAAAATCACCTATTAAACAAGCAACTGTACCACCTTGCTTGCTATGGGAACATTAATAAGTAAGAAGAAGACGAAAATGGAAATAAAGATTTTTGGCAAAAGTCTGTTCAAAATGAACAGTGGCAAAGCCGAGATTTATTTGGACCAGGCGTTGAATCAACGCAAGGAATCCAAGTACCTCCCTGACTTTTACAGGGATATGAATGGTAGTAGCTTCGAGCTATCTATGTACGCTGAAGAGCTGACAAGTCCAACTATTTTAGTTGGGGGTAAAGACAGTAAGAAAAAACCGCAGCCTCAAAAAGAGCAAAAGAAGCTCACTCCTAAAGGAGTATATGAAGCTAAAATGCTTAACGATAAAGCCTTTAAACTTAATACTGACTCTAAATATGTAGACGGTCAGTTACAAGACTTTAAAGACAAGCTCGCTTTGATTAAATCAGAAGAGTTTGATATGTCACGCGGTGTCAATGAAATTGCTAGTATAGTAGCCCGCTTTGAGAACCGTAAGAAGTACCCGTCTGTTAGAAAACAGTTTGAAGATTATCCCTATACAACAAACACTAAAATTAGTGAATTGTTAAAAGCTCATAGTTATTTAAAAATTGGTCAGGTCGCCCAGTTTTTAGCAGATATGCCTAAGGAGGCAGTAGAAGTGATGAAGTCTTACAATAAAGCAACTGATACCTTGTGTAAAAAGCAAGCAGTATTTTACATCATTGCTGACAAGAAAGACTTTCAAAAGAGTGATAAACGCCGTGACCCTATCCTCTTGGCTCAATCTCCGTTTGGACACTTCTGGCAAATTCTAGGAGCTTGGGATAAAGAAATGTTGTTGCTTGAAGAACTTTAATTAAAAGAAAGGATATAAGTGTCATACTTACATACTGTTACAGACCGTTATAGTGGGCAACAAATGCAAGAACCCAATTGGGTTAAAATTGTGACGCACGCGATAATTGCTTTGGTGTTGATTATTCTAGTAATTAGTTTCTTCCCATTTACTAGCGTTCCTGCTGGTACTCGCGGAGTAAAAACATTGTTTGGGAAAGTAGATTCCTCACCCCTAGGGGAGGGGTTGCACATTGTAAACCCATTAGTGAATGTGCATAAGGTTTCCCTACAAACTCAAACCATTAATGATACTGGGAATGACGGTTTAGCTGCAGCTTCCAATGACTTGCAGGACGTTAAAATGGAAGTGGTATCAAACTATCACCTCCCAGAAAGCAGCGTTATTGCTGTTTACCAACAGTATCAAGGTTTGGATAATTTCCAACGCAATAAACTTGAACCAGCTGTTCGTGAAAGTGTAAAAAGTATTTCCGCTCAATACACTGCTGAAGAATTGGTAACTAAGCGTAGCGAAGTATCTTCTAAAATTGAAGAACGTATTGACCAAAGCTTTAAGGATTTAGGGGTAGTTCAGGAAAGCTTTAAAATCGTAAACCTTACATTCAGCCCTGAGTTCACTAAAGCCATTGAAGCCAAGGTAACTGCAGTACAAAACGCTGAAGCAGCAAAGAATAAGCTCGCTCAGGTTCAATATGAAGCGCAGCAACGTGTAGCTGAAGCAGACGGTGAAGCTAAGGCAATCGCTATCCAAGCCCAGGCGATTCAAACACAAGGTGGGCAGTCCTACATTAACTTGAAAGCCATTGAAAAATGGGACGGCAAACTTCCAGTTTACCAACTTTCAGGTACAACCCCATTCATTAATATTGGCAAATAGATGAGTACAAAGACTTTAATTGCAATCTTTGCAGTATTAATAGGCATTAACGTACTCGCAATCATTTTTAATCCGCACGGCGCACCTATAAGCATAGGCACTATATTGATATTGCTCGCAATGCTTTGGGTAGCGCTTAAATATAACTAATAAATAAAATGAAAAAACTACTTTATGTATTACTGGCGATTGGTATAATCGTCCCTGCAGTAGCATTTGCTCGTGGTGGTGGTCCTGTAGGTGGTGGAGGATTCCACTCAAGTCCAGCTCCTAGCTTCCATTCCGCGCCGTCTTCTAGCGTTAGTTCTGGCAGTAGCTTCCACTCTTCTAGCAGCAGTTCTTCTGTTGGTAGCAGTATTGGTAGCAGCTCAACTTTTAGTTCAGGCAGCTCTATCCCTCGTGGGTCTTACTACTCAGGCGGTACAACTCACATTTACGACAGCGGTATGGGTAACTTCTGGTTCTATATGTACTTACTAGACCACAACAACGACCAATCAAAGTACAAGGATAACAATATTGATAGCAATGAGCATTTCCCGTACATCTTAATCTTGAACAAAACCGCTCACGACTACACCTTGGTCCGTTACATTGGTCCTGACCATAAAACCGAAAAGGTTTCTCCACAAGAAGCTGAGGGACTTTCCTGGTTAAATGGAGAAATTAAATACTAAGCTTATGAATATCGGTGAAATCTACACTCTTAAAAAAGACCTCCCTGATTTAGACGCAGGCGCAAAAGCTGTAGTGTCTGAAGAAGATAGCAACAAGCGCCAGTTTATGTACATTGCTTCTGGCACTCCGAATGCTCGTGACGGCTGGTTCTTCTATATTGATGAAATCAAACACTTTGACGAGTGGTTTGAAAAAGCGTAACAATATGAGTGAACTATTATTAAAACTAGAAGTGCGCAGCCATATGATTTGGTACGACTTCTTTAAGGATTAAGCTTATGTTAATGAAGCTTTTGATTGGAGTGCTAATCTTTGCGCTCATTTGGTACTACTTACTACCTCTTGTGCCAGCACCGATTCACGGTCTTGTGGTCGTAGTGTTCGTGGTAGCAGCTATAATCTACCTGATTAAAATGCTGGGGTATGAACTCCCCTAGTCTTGACAAAAGACTGGAATTATGCTTGAAAGCGCCTTAAATATGGTATAATTAAGGTATCAGACTAATTAAACACAAAAACTATGTTTTATGAAGATGACTCAGCTGTAGAAGCTGGTTCTGACGCAGTTGAAACTCCAGTTGAAGAAACTCCTGTTTCTGAATCTGAAGCTCCTGTAGAAGAATCTGCTGCTGCAGAGGGTGCTGTCACACCCGAACCTGAAGCAGAATAGTCTGCATATTCAGTTCCTAAAAACTGCGGGAACTGGATTATGCAAGTTATTGTGCTTTTTCTATTAGGTATGGTAGTAGGCGTGGTCTGGTCTATGGGACTGGTGCTTTTGGTGTTATTGATTTACTTCCGTAAGACCGCCGAAATAGGGCAATTTATTGAATCTCAACTTCAAAATCGCGGGACAGCTCAATTCATTGATTCTGTATCGCCTGAAGAAAAAATTGATAATTTATTTAACATAAATCAAAAATGAGTAAACAGATTGCGTTTCACAAAGAAGCTATGGAAAAAATGTTGGTTGGCTTGGACAAAGCAGCCAAAGCAGTAGCGGGGACTATTGGTCCTAAAGGTCTTAACGTATATGTTGATGACCCTATTCAGCCTAAAATTACTAATGACGGTTTTACTATTGCAGGTAATGTCAAACTCCAAGACAAGCAAGAAGACGCTGGGGCTTATGTAATCCGCAACATTACTAGCCAGCAGAATGATGACGTTGGTGACGGAACTACTACGGTAGCCGTGCTTACCAATGCAATTATCCAGGAATGTATCAAGCGCCCTGAAAACCCTATGACTATCAAGCAGTCATTAAAGGAAGCGGGCGAGAAAGTCTTGACTAAAATTAAAGAAAAGGCAATAAAACTGGACATTTCTGACCTTAAAAAGGTAGCTTTAATCTCTTCTGAAGATGAACAAATTGCAAGTTTAATCACTGAGATTGTGGAAAAGCTTGGCGAGAATGCTGTTATTAATGTTGAAGATAGCAAGACGCTTGAAACAACTTACGAAATTGTAGACGGCTACGAAGCGCACGTTGGCTTTATGAGTCCGCATTTTATTACTGATAAGAAAACACAGCGGGCAATTTATGAAAACGTCCACGTGCTTGTTTGTGAAACAAAAATCTCCTCTCTGAATGATATTGCTCCAGTGTTTGAAATGTTTAACAAGGAAAACATTAGCAATATTGTAATTGTGTGTGATGATATTGATGATTCAATGCTTGGGGTGTTGGTGCAGAACAAACTTATGGGAACATTTAATTCCCTCGTTATTCGCGCAACTGGTTGGCTCTTGGAAGATATTGAGGGTGCTACTGGTGCTAAGCGTATCTCTGCTTCTAACGGTATTACCTTTAAGAATTTCACTAAGGAAAACTTAGGTTTTACTAAAAAGATTGTGTCAGACGCAAATAAAACAGTCTTCACTACCGACAGCGAAACAGCTAAGCAGTATGCTACCTGGCTTGACCTCCAAGCTCAGAATGAACCGAATCAGTGGCAAGTTAAGAAGCTTGAAGAACGTGCAGCTAAAATGCGCGGTGGTGTAGCAGTACTTAAAATCGGGGCTTCTACAGACTTTGAACGGGATTATTTGCGCCTCAAAGCAGAAGACAGCGTCAAAGCAGCCTTGGCAGCCCTAGAAGAGGGTATCGTTGAGGGAGGCGGTATGACTCTCTGGCGTATTGCTCAAGAATTAGAAGATGAAACAATTGGTGAGCAAATCCTAAAGAAAGCACTGCAAGCTCCGCTGCGCCAAATCATTGAAAACTGTGGAAAAGATTATACGGAAGTTATTTCTAAGCTCGGTGAACGTAATGGTTATAATGCCAAAACAGACGAATACGGGGATATGATTGTTATGGAAATCATTGACCCAGCTAAAGTAGAATTGTGTGCGGTGCAGAATGCAGTCAGTAGTGTTTCTACTTTCATTACGACTTTTGCAACAATTATTGACGTACCAGATGAAGATAACAAGTGAAACAATTAATTTCGGCGAACACATCAAGGTCTTCCAGGATAAGAAGACTAAAGTTTGGAGCGCTGGCATACCTATTGAGTTCCCTGACGGACAAAATGGGGTAATTACTATTACAAGACTCTCTAAGTTTGAGTGGAAACCAAGCTTGGATATTGATTCTATTACCATTAATTATAAAGATGATGACAATTCAACCATTGGGCAGCTTAGTACAACTAGGGCTTAAAGAAATCTCGGCAGGAGTACTTGATACTTCTAGCCGTGACAGTGCTGTAGAGTTTGCTACAGTATTAGAAATCGGACCTCAAGCTGAGGGAGTATTGCCTGGGGATAAGGTGTTTGTTAAAGCGTGGGGAATAGATATTGTGAACCACGAAGATAAGAAATACTACTTCGTAGATATGACCAGTAATGCGCTTCTAGCGGTAGTCAATGAATAATTTATTAGAAATTCCAGGTTACTCTAATTATCTCGCTCATATATCTGGGCGTATTTGGAGTAAAAAACGTAACAAATGGTTAAGTATGCACTTACAAAGAGAGGGATATTTACAAGTTCCTTTGCGAGTTAATGGAATTAAGAAAACAGTAACGGTGCATAAGCTTATCGGTTTAGCCTTTCACCCAAACCCGAATAATTATCCGCAAATTAATCATAAAAACGGTGTTAAAACGGATAACCGACCTCAGAATTTGGAATGGTGTACTGCAAAGCATAATGTTCAGCACGCAGAGAAAAATGGTTTAAGACCTCACAAAGATTCTGGGGAGAATAATACTCGCGCAGCACTTAGTAATAAGCAAGCTCTAAAGATTAGAGAATTAGTAGCTAAGGGTATTAAACAAAAGAAAATTGCAGAAATGTTTGGTATATCTCAGCCATTAGTTTCTTTAATCAATACTCAGAAACATTATGCTTAGTACTATTGAATGTGATAACAAAAAACGTTGCCATACTCCCCTGACCATAGCTGAAGACTTAAATGCTATGCGGGTGGTTTGTATGACTTGCTGGCACACTTACATTATTCGGAAAGACCCTTACAAGGGAAACCCTGAAAAGCGTCAATATGTTAAGATATTCCGCAAAGACGCACTTCAAGGCAATGACAACTTATTTTACAAGTATTACCCACAATTTATGCGGACCTAGATGATTAGCACAGAGCAAAAAATAGCGTTACAATTACACTGGAGAATGCACCAGATAGGGCATAAAGAACCTATTGTACTCGCGCAGGTTTGCACTCAGACCACAGAAGAGATAGAAACTACTTATAAAACGCTGCGCAAACTCCAAAAATCCTTTAAACAAGCTAAGAATGCCTACTACTAAGCAAATTGAAACCGCTAAATATCTACTGGCTAACCCTGGTTCTACAATGAAAGAAGCAATGCTTGCTAGTGGTTACAGCGAGGGTATGGCAAAGAATCCACAGGACCTAACTAATTCCCCTAGTTGGCAAGAGTTAATGGGTGACCACCTCTCCTTAGATAAGCTCGCCAGAAAGCACGAACGCTTACTTAACGCTCACAAGCTAGAGCATATGGTATTCCCTCCTGAAGCAACTAGAGCGGTAGACCCAGAAGAGGAAGAGGAAGAGGAGGAGTTTAACGAAGATGATTTTACAGAAGCTCAAGAAAAACGGCGTGAGAAACAGAAGAATGCTCCTGAAACTCTAAAGGACGCAGACATTATTGAAATGCTTGCAGAGGTAGGCTGTACTGTACGTAAGATAGTTCACGGTGAAATGGCTAGACACGTTTACTTTTGGTCACCAGACAATCAGACTCAGCAAAAAGTACTAGATATGGCTTACAAGCTTACTGGCTCTTATGCTCCTGAAAAGAAAGTAACTTTGAATTTAGACGGCGAAGCTTCAATTACTGGAGAAACCCTAGCTGAGATTAAAGCTCGCGTTAGAGCTAAACAAATAGGCAATGATGACCAATGACGAAATCGCACTGGGCAACCAAGAGCTGGACTTGTTCCTGGATATATACAAAATCACCAATGACCAAGGTGAGCAATTAGATTTTAAGAATCACGCTTTTTTATATGACATTTATACTGACTTCACTCCAAAGCAAGCTATTAGAAAAGCTGCACAAATCGGATTCAGCACAATGGCGAATATCAAAGCTCTATGGGTCGCCAAGAACAAGCGAATGGATATTATATATTCTCTCCCCTCAGCCAGTGATATTAAGGACTTCGTATCAGGAAAGACAAACCGACTTATTGACTATAACCCTGTATTTCAAGAATGGACCGCAGACAAAGACAGTGTTGAGCAAAAAAGAGTCGGGGATAATATTATCTATTTTAAAGGAACTTGGACCGAACGAGCTGCTATTGCTACACCAGCCGACCTTTATATAAGTGATGAAACAGACCGCAGTAAGCAAGAGATTGTAGCGCAGTTCTCTTCTCGTCTGCAGCATAGTAAATACCAATGGGAATGGTACTTCTCTAACCCTAGCGTGCCTGGTCACGGTGTAGACAAGTGGTGGGAGAAGAGCGACCAAAAGCATTGGTTTATCAGATGTAGTGGCTGCAACCACGACCAGTATTTGACTATGGATAATGTAATGGACGGCGAAAGCGGTCCTTATTTTGGTTGTACGCAGTGTAAAAAGGAATTAGACAGACGCTTTGGGCGGTGGGTGCGCAGATTCCAGGACCGTGAAGTCAGTGGTTACTGGATTAGTTTACTGATGTGTCCTTGGGTTTCTGCTAGCAAAATCCTAGAGTACAAACGTGAGAAGAGCGAAGAGTTTTTTGCGAACTTCGTACTCGGTCAGCCTTATATTGGTAAAGGTAACGTCCTTACTCGTCAGATGATTCTCCAAAACCTCCAGGATAGAATCAACCCACAGGACACTCGCCCAATCATTGGGGTAGACACTGGCACAGCTATCAAGCTCTGTGTAGGCAATAAATACGGCACATTCTACTACAATGAAACCAATGACTATGAAGAGCTGCGGGCATTAATGCTGCGCTGGAAAGACGCAATCTGTGTCATTGACCAAGGTGGGGATATTATTGGTCCGCGCAAGTTGCGTGATGAGTTCCCTGGTCGGGTGTACCTCTGTTTCTTCCGTCCAAGTTCTAATTCAGATGAACTGATTAAATGGAATGATGAGCAGCGTACAGTGACTGTAGACCGTGACCGCCTTATTCAAACCGTAGTAGATGAGTTCGTAGAAAAGCGTATGCCCCTCTATGGCTCAGAAGCTGATTGGCATATCTACATCAATGAATGGGTGGGTATGTACCGTACAATGGAAGAGTCTTCCTTGGGTGTTCCGAAGTTCCACTGGAACAAACCAAGCTCTGGGCGCTGCGACTATCCGTTTGCTCAAGTTTACCTCCGCGTAGGTTTAGACCGCTTCCTCAACGCCAAAACAACCTTTCATAACCCAGCTGGTGATTCTTATGCCTCTCAAGGCTTAGAGGTGTCCCCAGACGGCACAACGTTCTTACCTAAGAAGCAATTATCCTCATAGTTATTTATGGGGATTTTTTCTATTCTGAGGTAAAGTTCTTTGAAAAATGGGGTTGAGATAGAAAGTCCAAAAGATGACTAAAACAATAAAATGGCGGTTGGGTAAACTGCCAGACCCCCTTGAACTCCAAGGGTTGGTCCGTGATGAAATTATTACCAAAGAAGAAGCCCGCGAAATTCTATTTTCAACAGAAGAGCTAGAAGACCGTAAGGCGCTTGAAGCTGAAATCAAGTTCCTACGGCAGTTAGTTGATAAACTCGCTAACAACTCTAAGATTGTGGAAACTATCCGCTACATTGAGAAACCTTACTACAAGTGGAATTGGTATCAACCGTACGCTACGTGGTGTTCCAGTATTCCTGCGTCCAGCTACACTGTGACTTCAGGTAGTTCTGGCACAAGTACCGCTAACACGGTTTATAGCCTGTCCTCTCAAGTCGGGGGTTCAACCAATGCTAGCGCTACGGTTGGCTCTCAGTTATCACAACTTAGTACTCTGGGAAAAAACTTTTCAGAGATTGAAACCTTTTAATTAAATTAATTTCTTGACCCCAGTTTTCAGATAACTTTATATGGCACTAAACTACGACCCTCAAGCACAACAAGGTATTATGGGAGCTATCAAAGGTAGCTTCTCCTTGTTTGGCGACACTAACAAAGGCGGAAGTCCTGTAGATGAACTACAAAATCCGCAGCCAATTGACCCCTACGAATCCTCCCTGTCCGAAACTGAGATTATTGCTTTAACCAGCCAGTGGAAGCAGGATTATAACGTTTATTACGACCCAATTGCTAAGAGTCAGGAATTGGCTTTTAACTATTGGATTGGTAAACAGCGCAACACTGACCCAATGACTGTGATGAGTAATACTCAGAACGGCGCTGACTTAAATACTACTGATAACCTGATTTTTGAATCGGTTGAAACCTTTTTGCCTATTGCTACCCGCGCTAACCCAGAACCACTTGTGCAGGCTGGTAACAGCAAAGAAGAACAGGATTTAGCAGACGATATTAAAGTCGCTTTGGCAAGTGAGGCTGACAAGCAACAGCTTCGCCGTAAGCTGGCTAAAATGACCCGCAGCTGGTTACTTAACCGTATCGGGGCTTTGAAAGTATCTTGGAATCCACACACCAAGCGCATTGAAACTACTGTGGTAAACACCAAGAAGATGATGTTTGATAAGAAAGGCTATGTTGATGAACGTGGCTACTTTATTGGTGAATGGCTTAATGAAAAGAAGAGCGCGACTGCCAAGACTCTAACTGAGATGTTTCCCAAAAAGGCAGAGGCTATCAAGCTCAAGGCTGGCGGTAAAATGGGAACTTCCCTGGATTATATTGAATGGTGGTACAAAGGGACTGACCTATTCTTTACGTTAGACTCTACTGTTTTGGGTAAGTTTAAGAACCCAAACTGGAACTATGACGGCACGGAAAAAACTATTGACCCTGATACTGGCGAGGAAGTAGAAAGCCAAGTCAAAGGACTTAATCACCTTGACGCTCCAACTGACCCTTACCGTTTCTTGGCTATTTTCAACGTAAACGAACAGCCTCACGACTCTACCTCTTTGATTCTCCAAAACATTCCGCAGCAGGATATGATTAACCGCCGTGAGCAGCAAATTGAACGCAATGTCCAGGGAATGAACAACGGTATCATTGTAAGCGGTGAAGCGTTTACTGAAGACCAAGCTGCCCAAGCTGCCAGCGCCTTGCGCCGAGGGAATGCAATTCGTGTTCCTAATGGTGACGTAGGAAAGGCTGTGTTGTTCCCGCAGCGCCCTGCTCTTCCAGCTGATGTGTTCACTTCTCTTACTGACGCTCGTAATGAACTGCGTAATATTTTCGGTACTGCTGGCTCTTCTGCTCAAGGGATTAAATCTCAAGAAACAGTACGCGGAAAGATTATGGTTAAAGATATGGACTCTTCCCGTATTGGTGGTGGTATTACTGAATATATTGAACAAGTCGCAGACTCTATCTACAACTTATGGGTACAGTTTATGTACGTGTTCTATGATGATGAACACTTTGTAGCAAGCGCAGGCTCAGTTAAAGGTGCAGAGCTTATTAAGCTTGTGAACTCTGACTTCCACCTTTTGACCACACTTTCTATCACTGTTAAGGAGGGAACACTTATTCCAAAAGACCCTCTTACTCAGCGCAACGAAGCAATTGACCTATGGAGTGCTAATGCTATTGACCCGCGCTCTCTCTACCAGAAGCTTGACTTCCCTGACCCAGACGCAGCGACTAACCAGCTTATCTTGTGGCAAATGCTGCAAAAGGGACAGATTCAGCCTCAAGACTACTTGCCGACCTTTAGCATTCAGTCTAGCGGAGAGGGACAACCTAATGCGCCAGCTGGACCACTTCCGACTGAGCAGCCTGGCACAGGTGGACCTCCAGTTTCTCCTGTAGCTGGTGCAGAGATTCAAGCAGGACCATTGCAGCCTAATGCGCAGCAACAAAGTCAGCAATTAATTCAAAGCGTACCGCTTCCACAACAATAAAATGACTACTAAGAAACCCGAATCAAATAAGGCAAAACGTATGAAAATCGCCCACAAACTCGCTAATGGTACACAAAGACGTGACTTTAGTGATATGTGGTCACTCTCTCCTGAGCAGTTTCAGAAGAAGTACTGGAACGGAAAGAAGTTTGGGGAAAAGTAATTATCCTCATAGTACCTTTTGTCATAACCGTTATTATTAAACTGTAATTAATCAAAACTATGTCTGACCCACGACCAGGGCATATGTACGACCCTAGTGACCCGTCACACAATCCTGACGGTTACCGAAAGTACAAAGCAAAGAAGAAATCAATGGCTAAGAAGATGAGTCCTCTTGGCAAATTGAAGTCTATGCTGGACGATAAGCCAGTCACTATTTCTGACCACCTAGATTGGTTCAAGAAACACGGCACACCGAAAGGCAAATTAAAGCTCTAATTTTATGGGACTTTGGGATAAAGTAGCCGAAGCAAAGGCTGAAAAAGAGAATAAATCTGACGACAAGCCAAAGGTTGTATTTCGCAACGCTGGTAAGGTTAAGTTTGGCTCTGACGCTACGGCTAACTTTAATAAGATTGTGGCAGCTAAGAAAGCTATGGCTGCAAAAATGCGTAAAGACCAGGACAGTGTTCTTGGTGACAGTAAGTATAAATATATTCGTAAAAACGGTAAGGCTGTTGGCTTTACCCAAGGAGATTAGAAAATGTCCGAAATTGAACTACAATGCGGTGTTTGCGGTCAGCCTATCCCTGCGGGAGAAGCCGTCCAGCAACAAGTCCCTCCAATCTTAGACGCTATGATGTACGTGCGTAATGTACACAAGCTGTGTGAAACCCCAGTTGATGTAGAGGCTGTGTTAGAAAGTGCTAACCAAGCTGACCCTGCATTAGTGACTAAGTTTGAACATAAGCTAGAAGAGCAGGCAGCCTTTGCAGCTCAAGCAGAAGCGGAGGTGTCAGATGTCCAAGATTAACGTAATGACTCTTCAGAACGCTAATAAAAAGAAGCAGTCAATCGCTAAGCGTATGCCTAGCTTTGCTAATAAAAAAGGTAAGGGTGCGTTAAATCCTCCATTTCGTAGCAAGGAAGACAACTCAATTATGGAGGGTGATAACGAACAGGAGAATGCTTAAATGAAGCAACGTGAACTAGGAACTAATGCTGGGTGGGAAGCCCACCACAAAGAAAGAAGTTCCGACTCCAAAAAACGTGATGAGAAAAAGGTAGTAATGGCAAAGAAATGCGGATTGAGTCCAAAGCCTCTCGTTATCAATCGTTACAAGAATTAGTTTATAAACGGTTTCCTGGGTGCTTGACCACTAAACACAATAAGCCCCGTATAACAATTTAAGACCTGGGTTCTGTATAATCCCACCCCAAAATACGTAATTCGTATGGATATGTCTAATGTAGACCTCAACGCTCCATTCAATATGAATGATAGAACTCCTACACCTGTTACTATCACTCCAGTTGAAGAAGCACCTGCTCCTGAATCAGTAGAGGAAGAAGCAGTAGTTACCCCTGCAGCTCCTGCTGCTGAACCCGAAGAAGAACCTAATAATGAGCCAGTTGGCGAAAATAGCGTTCCCTATTCACGATTTAAGAAGTTCCACGAAGAATCTAAGTTCTACAAGGAACAAGCTGAGTTTTGGAAAAAGCAAGCTGAAAACTTAAATCAACCTCAAGTACAGCAACCACAGACTAACCTACCCGATTGGTGGGTGAAGCTCTACGGTGATTCTCCTGAATCTGCTGAAGCTTGGGCAATTCAGAGTCAAGCGAATGAACAACTTAAAGCCGAAGCTCGGGAAGAAGCTATTAAAGCCCTTACTGAGCAACAAGCGCAAGAAGAAACTCGCGTAGAAGCTAACTTAGAGTACATTGATAGTTCTATTGATGACCTCCAAGGCACTCTCGGACGCGCGCTCACTTCTAAGGAAGAATCAGCATTGCTAGACATTGTTGATGAGTACACCCCGAAAGATGAAGACGGTAACTACCTTGGTCCTCTGATTCCGTTTGATAAGGCTTGGGAAATTTATGAGCTACAAACCCGCGCTACCAAAGCGCCCTCTAACCAAGCACGTGACTCTGTTGCAGCTCTCTCGGGAGCTTCAAGTCAAGGTGAGAGTTCTGCTGCTGAAGAAGCAAATAAGAACTTCAACCCTATGGACTGGAACGCTTGGCAGAAACGTATTTAATATTAATCTCTATAAACAATGGCATTTGATAATGTTGTTGATACTTTAACTCTTGAAGAAATTGTACCTCGCGTAGTTGATACTGTATTGCGTAGCAATATGTTCGCTACTAAAATGCTTTCTAAAACAAAGCGTTTTGGCGCAGCTACAATGGACTTCCCGATTAAGTATCAAGTTGGAACTGCTATCCAATCTTTCTTAGGGTTTGACCAGTTGCCAACCTCTTTCACTGATACTCGCGTACTTATGAAGTACAACCCTAGCTTCGTTGCTGCTAACGTAGCACTTGCTGGGACTGATTTAATCGCTAACAACACTGCAGCTAAGGTTTTGGACCTTACCCGTGTTGAAATGCAATCCCGCGCTCAGGACCTTGCAGACGGTCTTGGTACTATGCTTTGGGCTAACGGTACTGGTAACAACTCCAAAGATGTACTTGGTTTAGGTGCAATCGTAGACAACGGTAATACTGTATCTACTATTGGTGGACTTTCACGTTCTACCTACCCAACCTTGGCTTCCACTGTAACTTCTGCTGCTACCTTGTCGCTGGCTACAATGCGTACTTTGTACAACAACATTGCTGACGCGACTATCGCTCCAACCCGTTCTTACACTGACTACCCAACTTGGGCTTTGTATGAACAACTTTTGCAGCCTCAAGAAAAGATTTTCAAAGAAGTTAATATCGTTCCTAACTACAAAGGTTACGAGGGTTTTGCTGGTTTGATGTACGCTGGTATGGAAATCGTACCTGACCGTAAAGCTACTACTGGTAACTTGGTTATGTTGAACGAAAACTTCTTGGACTTCTACGGTTTGGATTCTGACTTGAGCCAATTTGAGGGTTCTAAGAAAGTAGATGTATCTGGCAAACTGTTCGCAGGTAACCAATACAACGAAACTTCTAACCTTGGCTTCTACTGGACTGGTTTCATCAAGACTAACAACCAATTCGCTTTTAACAGCTTTATTGTGTTGGCTGGTCAATTGTGTACTGATAACCCACGCCGTCACGGTAAATTAACTGGTGTTACAGGTATTTAATCCTTAATAACCAAGAAAGGATTATCCTATGTCACAAAAGTTAGAAGAGATGATGAGCGAATTTCGCTACCCATCTCAAATCACTACTGATAAGAATATTGTTACTACTGGTACACTTGCGACTGGTGCGCAAACTGTAACTGGTGACAACTCTGTAACTGGGGGCGTAGTTGCTAAAAGCGGGACTGCTGTTCCTGCTACCGCAGCTGCTGTATCTACAGGCGCTCCAATCACTATGTTTTCTACAGGTATCAAAATCTGGGTAACAAGTGACGTTCCAACCCATAGCGGGACAAAGGGTGACCTTTGTATTAATACTGGTGGTTCTTCTACCTCTACCCGTTTGTACGTAAATAATGGCACTACCAACTGGGTAGCCATTACAACTGCTTCTTAAATCAATTAAATTATTTGTTGCCTATGTCTTTGAGGACGGTGGTGGGGCTGCAAGTAATAAAGGAAAACTAAATGTCTACTATTCGCGCTAATTTATCCGTTTCTCCACAAGACTTGTTTACAAGCTCTTCTACCCAAGGCACTGACCTCGGTGCTTACGGTACTACTGGTGACGGACGTGGCTTCCGCTACGTAAAAGCTGGTGCTGTAGCTCTTGTTCCTGGTAAGCTTCAAGCTGCTGCTGCACAAGATACCACTAACTTGAACCCAAGCGGTGGTTTGTCTGTTGCTGCTGCTGCAATTGGGGCTACTTCTGTTGTTACTACTTCTACTGTTACTTTGACTGCTAACCAATTGGCTGGTGCATACCTTTCAGTTGCTGTTACTCCTGGTCAAGGTTACACTTACAAAATTAGTGGTAACACTGCTGCTACTGCAGCGGTTACTACTATTTACTTGGAAGACCCTATTTTAGTGGCTCTTACTACTTCTTCCAAGGTAGTAATTGCTAAGAGTCCGTTTAGTGCAGTTATTGTAAACCCAGCTACAGCTTCTGCTGCTCCTGTTGGTTTCGGTATCTACGCTATCCCTGCTTCTAACTACGGTTGGATTCAAACTCACGGTCCTGTTTCTGCTCTTAATGACGGTGGTACTGCAGTAGGTCTTGGACTAGCTCCAAGTGCTTCTGTGGCTGGTGCTGTAAAGACTATGGCTGCTACTTTGTGCCAAGTTGGTTACGCACTAACTGTTCAAGTTGATACTGAATACGATATGATTTTCGCCACTATTGACTAATAGGTCAGTATTGACAATCTGGTAAAAATATGCTCAAAGCCCTCCTCGTGGGGGCTTTTTGTTGTATAATAAAGGCAAGTTCATTAATTAATCAGAAACAAAATGAGTTCATTAATCGGCAAGGAAGAGGGGCTATATAATCCAACTCTTCGGTTCGCGTTTACAAACATCACCACTGAGGACTTTCACACCTCCTGGGGTGGTAACCCAATTGTGGTTAAAGCAGGGGAAACTGTGGAACTTCCCCACCACTTAGCAGACAAGTTCACTGACCAATTAGTAGACCAGATTATGATTGGTGAGGCGAAACTTGATGAAGTTAAGTACTATCAGGAAAACCGCAACGCAGCGCCTAATACCTACCGCGCTCCTAATATGCTTGGTGTTCCTGCAGCTCGTAAGGTTTGGGAAGATAAAATCGTTCGCCAGTTGGCGGTAGATGAAGAATCTCCTCAAATGCAAGTAATGCGGGCGCAAATCCGTGAACAATTGGAATCTGACTTAAAAGCAGAAACCTCTACTGCTCCAGTCCAAGCACCTACTAGCCTCTCTGAGTTCGCTGAACTCGGCTCAGGCGGAAAACCAAAAGAACCTGAAACTAAGGAAGCTCCAGTAAGCATTCCTAAAATTAATACTCCAGCTCCTGAGCCAGTAGCCTCAGTTCCCTCAGCGTTCGTAGAACCTAAGGCTGAAGCGCCAAAAGAAGCTCCAAAGACCGAAACTAAACCACAAGCCTAATGAAACTTCTCACTCCTGTCCAAAACAATGACCTGAAAGCCCAAGAGCTTACACGGGACGTTCTACGCACTCAGGAGATGAATAAGGCTACAGAGAAAGCCCGTAAGAACCTTGCTATAGCAGAGGCTGATTTTAATGCAGCGCTAGCCCGTCAAAAGCATACCTGGGCGATTGAAGAAGAAAAGCACCAGAACATAATTAAGCAAAGAAGTCAAGAAGTAGAAGAGCTAGAACACCGTAAAGCCCAGGCAATGATTCCTGTTAAGCTCTACGAGGACCAGGTACGGGCTAAGGAAGAAACTATTGACGCGGTGCTAGCTGAAGCAGCCGAGGAGAAACGCGCAGCAGAGGAGCTTTCGGAGCGCCTACAGGACAAATTAGATGAAGTTGGGGAAAAAGAGCAGGGTTTGATTGCCCGTGAAAAACGGGTTGCTTCACGTGAAGCAGGAGCTACCCTCCAGGCTGAGCAGGTGAAACAAGGTGTGAAACAGCTTAATGATAAACAGCGCCAATTTTTAGCTGATAAAGCCACTGCTGAGGCTGACATTCACGAGCGCAAAGCTGCCCTATTCCTCTGGGAGCAAAGCCTCATTACCAAAGAAGAAACCCAGAAGCGCACCGATACGGCTCTCTACGAAAAGGAAATAAGGCTGACTGACTGGGAAGAACGTTTGAAGCGTGAATACAAGCGTTTGGGCTTGCCATTATCCTCATAGTAAATGACCACTAAAGAAGCTAATTTATAAGTAATTAAGCTTCTTTTTAAATGTCTACGATTAACGCTTCTTTTAGCCGAGATAATAACCGTATTCCAATTACTAATCTTGGAATCGTTAGTACTTTGCCGACCATTACCTACGCTGCAGGAACAACTGGAGCGATTGGAGCAACCACCTTAGCTACGGTGACTGGTGTTATTGCTGCAAGAGTATTTGCTCTTTGTGGGGTAGATTTGGCTGGCGCTACAGCGACTATCTCGGTGGGAGTTACTGGCAACGCAGCAGCTTTAATTGCACAAACCACAGCGACTAACATTGACGCTGGATTGTTTTGGGTAGATACAGGACCTGCAAGTATTGAGGCTCTTCCTGCAATTAACTTGGTAGCGGGTAATATTATTCAAACCATTGGAACAGCTGCAATTTCAGCTGGAACTTTGACTTACTACATTGCCTGGAATCCAATTAGCCCAGACGGTAATTTAACTTTTTAAACAATGGCATACAGATATGACAGCTACGATAACGCGCTCGTCATAGACGGTTTTGAGAATGGCATTGCTGATTCTCCTTATTCTGGTATTTCTGATTTACGTAATGTTAATACTATTTCTGTTCCTGGTGAGGGTAGCGTAGGGTTTGCAACTAGCGCTATCTCACACGGAGCAATTGCTTCAGGACAAGTCACCTCAGCTAACGCAGGAACTGATGTAGCTACTTTTACTGGCGCTGCAAACCTAGAGAATGGTATGGCAATTGTCTTCTCAGTGCAGTCAGGACTTAACGTTACTACTGGCACGGTTTACTGGATTGGTAACCTTTCGGGTTCAACTTTCAAGCTTTACTCTAATCCGTCATTGGCAAGTTTAGTAGACCTTACAAATGGTACGGGAACTTTTACTGTGTTCTCAATGGCAACTCCCAAGCATTTTGTATGGACTGGCGCTAACAATTTTATGGTTGATTCTAGCGGTTATGTTTGGACTGACCAATACACAACCACTTCTGGTTACTGGACTTATACTGGCAATAATACAACTCCAAATAGCGATAGCGCAGGGAATGCCAACGGGAATGGTTTAGTTTACTTACAAAAAGAAGTTACAGGCAGCAGCTTTGCAGCGGGCGTAGGTTGGTTGTTTGTTTTTCGTAATAGCGCGATTGACTACACAGTTACTGGCGCTGCTCCCTCTTGGGTTTATGGCTGGAAGCCTAGTGACGGTTCTACTGGAAACGGCAGCGGGTACTTAAAGACTTCCGCAACTACTAACAATAGCCACGAAGCCCAGCTTCTTCCAACAAATCAAATTGTCTACTGTGACAAAAACTACATTGGTCGCTGGTATCAAACTAGCCCTGGCACAGTGTTCAATCCAACTTCTACTCCCTCTTACACGTACGACACCACAGGACTTTTGCCTGGCAATGACATTGCGCAGTGTATTACGTACTTGGGTACTAACATTATGGTCGGCGGTCAGAAGAATGTTATTTATCCTTGGAATGGATTTAGCACAACCTTTAACTATCCGCTTTTGTGTGCTGAATCTAACATTGTAAAAATGGTTACCATTAATACCAATGCGTATATCTTCATTGGGAATCGTGGTCGTATTTATATTACAAACGGCACAAACGTTACTCTTTATAAAAAAGTCCCTGACCATATCTCAGGAACAGTTGAACCGTATTTTACTTGGGGCGGTGTTGCTTCAGTTAAAAACCAGTTGTATTTCGGCTGTAAAGCCACTACTAATGCTGGCGTAGCTATTCCTCAGTACGGTGGTGTATGGGCAATTGACGTTGATACCAATGCGCTGCGCTTAACCAATAAACTCTCTTATGGAACTTACGCAGGCTATGCAACTGCAATGATTGCGAACTTTACTTCTAACACTCCAGCAGGTGCAGGACTTTATGTTGGCTGGGATAGTGGCGCTTCCACTTACGGTGTTGATGTAACCTCTTCTACCCCTTATACGGGAGGTCAGGCTACGATTGATTCCGACTTAATTCCAATCGGTACATTCCAAAAGCCAAAGGCAATGACCACAATTGAATACAAACTTACTCGCCCATTGGTTTCAGGGGAAAGCATTGTCTTAAAAACCCGTTTGGTTTTTGATACTACTGACACTGGTTATCAGACAACTCTAACTGACTCAACTGTTGGGCATTACTCTAACAAGGCTTCTACGAACTTTAAGAATGCGCAGTGGCTACAAATCCAGGCAATTTTAACTTCTACTGCTTCCTCTCCAAGTTATGTTCGCTTAAAAGAAATCCGACTACTTGGTTTGGTCGGGGTTAATACTACTGCTGCTCAGCAGCCTCCAACACTATGATAAATGACGAATCTGCCATTAGAAAACTCATCAATAAAACAATTGATGACCGTGACCGATACAATCTGTATAACACCAGTTTGATTCCTTATCATACCCACAATGGAACGGACAGCCCAATTATTACTACTTCTAACGTTACAGGTCCTACTGGGTACACGGGTTACACAGGCTATACTGGGGCTGCCTCCAATGTGACTGGACCAACAGGCTATACTGGCTACACGGGTTATACTGGCTACACTGGCGCAACTATTAATAATGGGACTCCTGCCAGTGCTTCTGATACGGGAACAACTGGAACTATCCTTTGGGACAGTGGTTTTATTTATGTGTGTGTGGCAACCAATACCTGGAAGCGCGTGGCTATCGCTACTTGGTAGCTTATCCTCATAGTAAACCCGCTATTATTACCTATAATTTAAGCAATGAAGACTTATTCTAATTATTTCGGAACAGCCTCAGTTACAGGCGATATTGAACGGATTATCAATAATTCCGAGTCAGACAATTTGGCGTGGGGTATTGAATCAGTAAATGACGCAATTCGCTATTTGGTCACAAAATACTACTTTAACGAACGCTCCTACACGACCACCACTACTGCTGGCACTCAGTTTTATAATCTTCCAGCTCAAGTCAAAAAGCTCATCAACTTGACCATTACTATTGGTTCGGTGCGTTGGCAGCCAAAAGAATGTCCGAGCCGTACTTACTGGGACGCTTTGAACGTGATTCAATTCAACCAGGACTATCCAAGCTTCTTCTTTGTTTACAACGGTCAAGTGGGAATCTACCCAACTCCAGCCTCTTCCAGCAATACAATTACAATGAACTACAAGACCCGTATTGTGGACCTTTCAATGGCTGATATTACCCAAGCTACTGCTTCTACTACTGTTTCTATCACTACCAATACCCGCACTGTGACTGCTGCAGGCTCTGCTTTCAAGGCGTGGTGCGCAGGCAACTGGATTCGCATTCCTTACTCTTCTACTGATTCTAAAAACGGCGACAACCAGTGGTATCAAATTGATACTGTAGACAGCGCTACTCAACTTACCTTAAAAAATCCTTACACAGGCGCAACGGTTGCTGGCGCTGATTTTACCATTGGACAGGTTTCAATCTTGCCTGAAGACTACCAAGACCTCCCACTCTACCGTATGGGTATGATTTACTACACTACTCGCTTCCCAGACCCAGTTCGCGCTGCACAGTACACAAAGCTTTGGACTGACGGACTTTCTGCTCTTGATGAAGAATTTGGCAGCAAGACTACCAACGTTGTCTTAACGGATATTGATTCCCCTATTATTAATCCGAACCTATTTCAGAGTTCGCTAAGTCAAAACTAAAATGGCACAAGAAACTATCGGAACAAAGAATGGCATTTCTTTCTTTGTAGGCTCAAATAGCCCCTCTACTCCAGCAAAATCAACTTCAACTTCGTCTTCCTCAACTGGGGTTAAGGCTTCTTCTCCGTCCACTTCTTCTTCCAGCAATACAATCTCTTCTTCTTATCAAGCGCCGTCTAGTTCTGGGGTGGGTTATGGTGATTTGGTCAATAAAGGCGGAACAATCTATAACACGAAAACTGGGCAAGGTTATTCTACTCCTGACGCTTTGGCTAAAGATTTGGGAACAACTGCTTCTAGTATTAACTGGAACTCTATTAACAAGAATGACAACTACTCGTATACTGCACCGAAAGTACAAGCTCCTGTTACCCCAGCAGCTCCTCAGCAGCCAATTCAAGCCCCAGCTCAATTAACACCAACTCAGTACACTCCACCGAATAAAGGCACTACTGGTATTTCTCAGGGTGGCTTGATTGGCAATCTGGTTAATTTCTCCCAAAATGAAAGCCCTCAAGTAGCTGCTGCACGCAAGGCTCTGGCTGATTTGGAAGCTGATTATGCAAAACAAGACACGGAAATTCAGAGCCGTCCTGAGGGGCTTACTCAGCAAACTGGTCAGCAAGGGCTACTGGCTAACCTCTTTGCTCGTAAGCAGGGTGCGTTACAAACTTCTCTTCAAAACGCTTTGGCAAGCCAGCAACAGCAAATTAGCGCAGCTACTAACGCAGGTCAGCTTAATGCTCCTCAATTCGTAGCTCCTGGACAATTACAGGTTAATCCGAGCGCTCCTGGACCTGGACAACTAACTAGCGGTGCTTCTTCTCTGCAAGCAGTAGTAGGCGTACGCGCAAGTGCAATTGCAAGCCTTGTCGGAACTCGTACAGGCGCTGACGGTCATACTTTGGAATACTACGACAAAACTACTGGTCAGGGCTTCTCTAACCCACAGCAATTGGCTGACTTCATTAACAGCAAAGTTCCTGGTACAAACGCCACTCCACAAAATGTGTTCCAAGTTATTAACCAGGCTCAGAATGTTCAAGAATATTACAACAAAAATACTGGGCAAGGATTTAGTAATCCACAACAATTAGCTGATTTTGTCAATCAACAATTAGGCAATAATTCGGCTAATCCGTCAAATGTATTTGATATGGTTAATTCCGCTGGAACTTCTGGCTCTAATATGCTGGGCGTTCCAAATAACGTGCTTCAGACCTACGCGCAAATGCTCGTCAGTGGTCAAGCAAGTGCTATTCCTGCCTCTGTGACTGGTAACGTAGCTTTAATGGCTCAAATCTACCAAATGGCGCAGGGTATGAATGGTGGAAACTTTAACCTAAATCAGGCTAATGCTCAAGGTGCTTCAATTGGTGACTTGACCCAACAGCGCTCTCAACTTCAATCTGTACTCTCTGGTGCTGACGCTAACTTCCAGTTGGCGATTAATACAGCTAAGCAAGGTGGTGTAAATAGCAATGACGTACCAATTTTGAACACCTTGCAGAATAACGTAAACCAAGGTTTGACTTCTAATGCTGCGGTCAATAACTTCCGCGAAACTTTGGCTACAGTTCGCTCTCAATACGCAACAATTTTGGGTGGTGGAAACGTAACAGTAGAAAGCTTGCAGCAAGCGCAAAGCATTATTCCTGACAACATCAGTATCGCTGCTCTGACTTCTCTTGCAACCCAAATGAAAACCGCTGCTCAAAACCGCTTGGCTGGAATTGACTCACAAATTAATGCTCTCAAAAATGGTGGCAACCCAAGCTTTACAGGTAATACCAGTAGCAATCCACTAGGATTGGCAGGATTCTAAAATGGCAACACGCGCAGATAAAAATAACAACCCAGGGAATATCAAGGCTAGTGATTGGTCTATGGCGCTCCCTGGGGTTGTCGGAGTGGAACAAAAGCCAGCTTTAGACGGTGGTCATTTTTTAATTTTTGATAACCCGCAATCTGGTTTTAATGCTATGAAAGCGCTCCTTACTACTGGCAGACCGTATCAAGGCAAAACCGCTGAAGCTGCTATCAAAACCTGGAATGGCGGTGGAGCTTACGGCGCTGCAGATGTGGGCTTAAATCCTCACCAAGATATTCAAATGCAATTAAAAGACCCAAATAAACTTAATTCTGTGGTTCTAGCAATGGCTAAAGCAGAGGGTTTTGGCGGGGGAAGCGGTCATATGGGTAAAAAATCTTATCACGAATTTGCGCAAGCCATTAAAGCACAATATCCACAGTATGCTAATGCAGATGACTTGCAGTTAGCGCAGGAAGTATTGGCTAAATATCCACAGTATGCCTCTCAGGTGGCAATGCCTGGAGAAGAAGCAGTCAATACAAACTTTGCTGCGGACCAAGGCGGAGGCTTTAACACTAATCCAGCTCCAGTTGAACCAGGTAGCGCTGCTGCAGGGCAAGCAAATACTCCTAATTTAGCTCAGAACGCAGCTACTTTAGGAAGTGAAGTTGCAGAAAAAGCGAATAAAGGAATTGGCTGGTTGAATCAAGCTATTAAAGACCCAGGTATGGCAACTGGTATTAATCACTATTTGCCTGGTGAACTTGCTAAAGCTGCTGGGCAAACTCTTTTAGACCCTGAATTGAAAGGAATTGCCAGTGGCGTACGAGCAATTGAAGCGACTCCTGAAACTGCAAAAGCAGTTGGTGGTTTACTGAAAGACTTATTCCATAAGAATCTTGTTGATGAAAAAGGAAATAAAGTTGGAATCGGTCACGCTATTGCTCACCCATTCACTACTTATGTTCCTAGCGCTGCCGAACACGTGGCTAAGGCTGACTCTACAATGAAAAAACCAGTCCAAATTGGACCGATTCAACAAAAGACTATGGCTGGTGACAGCACTGCTGGGAATTTAAAGACGGCAACAGTCGCTGCTCTTCAGGCAGCAGGTGCAAAAGACCCTGGAATTATTAGTAAAGGCTTATCTGATACTGGTGGACTACTTGTAAGTGGCGCTAAAGGTATTGGAGGGCTTGTTGGTAAAGGACTTGGAATTGGCGGTGGTCTTGGTATCGGCGCTGGACTATTGAGCGGTTTAGGTTGGCTCGCAAAAAAAGCACTAGGCAAATAAGCTTAGTGCTTTAATAGTTTTCCAAGTTCTTGTAAAAGCCACCCCAGAACCCTAATAGGAATTAGAAGCAGCAACAAACCAGCACATAAAATAGCCAGTCCGAAACCGAACAATGATATAATAAATAAAAGATTTACCATAATATCCTTTCAAGGTAATACTAGCACAATCGTTCAGTCTTGTCAATAGTAAAAACCCCAATAAATACTATGAAAACGGGACAAAAAACTATCTTCAACAACCCAGCAACTCTCTTACAAATGATTGCACTTCGCCGTGCAGGGTACGCAACTACTACCCTGGCAATTATGTTTGGAGTTGATAGAAGCTCAATTGAATACCATTGTCAGCGTTTTTCTCTAAAACCTGACCGCCAAATCTATAGCCTAGAGCGAATTATCGCTGATGTTTTAATTGCCTTGAATCCACCCGCTGACCCCCGCTTTAAAATCGTAAATGGCGAGCGAATCAACTTAGGTAAAACTTACGCTGAATATATGGCTGAGTCCCTGGCTCGCGGGCTTCCTGAGGGTCGTTATCCTCATAGCTAAAACCCCTTATTTCCTTACACTAATGGTATGAATGCAAAGCGCGATGACAATGGAATCCCAGCCCTTTTAGGGACTTTAAACACTGACGGCGTGACCACTGTACCAGTATTGGTTGCTAATAACAGATTAATGGTTAGTGACGGTACAACAGGCAGTGGAACAACTACACTAAACGCGCAGCGGGACGAAAACCGCGTACCTGCTTTTTGGGGTGTGTCCAGTGATGACGGGGTTACTCCTGTTGCCATTTGGGTAGACGCACGAGGCAGATTATTAATTGACTCAAACTAATGGTTTCTTTTCCACGAGATAATAACCGCGTACCAGTTATTGGTGGTACTTCTTCATCTGACGGAACAACCCCCGTCTTGCCA